CAAGCCTTGGCGAAGCAATACAGGAGATTGTCTTCCAAGTTGGTTATTTTTGTCTGGAGGAATTGGTCCTTTGTAATAGAACTGTAGCATATCGGATTCTTTTTTTCTTGACAGAGAATGTCCTTCCATAATCCCTTGTCACGTATATGCCTCAATCGTCCCTCCAAACACGCCTTCTCTTCCTCAAAGCTGAGATCATAGCCGGTCGGCCTAATCGCTATGGGAAAGAGGTTGTCCGGCTGCGCGCGAACTCCCCAATTTCTTAGGGCTAGACCGATTTCAGGATCTCGTAATAGGTCTTGTAGAACCGTCGGATGTACCCTAGGATACGCCACTTGGTCCCGAACGAGTTTCAGGTGTCGCTTTATCATCGCGATGGACACCTTCCTCCTCAGACAACACATGACTATAAAGCCAACAACGTCCGAGGTTCCCTTCCTGGGTCTCACGCAGAGAGCGTTACTTTTCTTTTGCAGTATCCCATTCTTGAAGGCCGTCGAGTTTATATCGGCCCAGTGGGGATCTTTCTTGGTTTTCGTAATTTGAACCTCCATACCGGAGTGACTTGTAACATTTACTACTTCCCTAAAAAGCCGCGAGGTAGAGCTTAGCTCACGGAACAGCAAATCATCGCCATTGATCAGACAACGATGCGATCTATACTCGTCAAGATCGATTTCACCTTGAAGAAAAAGATTCTCAAGCGCAAGGTCGAAGTTACTCTTGTTGATTAGACAAAGCAAAGGAAAGGAAAGCTTGAGCCCCATGGGTTGCCCCCGGGTCCAAATTCCATCCCCAGCGTCAATAGCCCCAATGGCGTCAAGACACTCCTCTTCCAAGGCTGTTAGGCCTACCGCCTTCTTCTTCAGTACGTCTACCATCGCACGAGTGTACTCGGACTTAATCAAATCCGTGGCCTGCCTATAGTCAACACTGACATAGTCGCCATCTCCCGATAGTGAGGAAACGCGCTCGTTGTTTGGTGAGCCAACGAGGAGCCAAGAATATCTCCTAAGACAACTGTAGAGGGCTTTGTGCAGAGGGTGTAAAACCTCCGAGAGTCCACCGCTGTGACAAGTCACGATTCTTTCTTTACCGGATGCAAAAACCAGTGCAGGCCGAACCTCGCCGTGAACTTCCTCCTCATTCCAGTTACCACCTTCTACTCTCTTGTAAGCATAGGTAGCATTTCCATTGGGTATGTAATGGTATTGTCCTTCTTTATTCCAACCATGTGGCACGTTCATTGAAACACAACGAACAAACCGCCGAAACAAATTGTTGTTCTCATTCGATTCGACTTCCACACAGCGTTTGCTTTTCCAATCGCTCAATTTTTCCTCTCTCATTTCCTCACTCTGGCATACGTCGCAGGGTTTCTTTTCAAGCTTGGAAATGGTCTTAAAGGTGAGCTCATCAGCGGGAGATAGCACTGACGGAAATAAACCTCGGACTGCAGGCCGCAACTGCCCACAACGAATCCGAGTCGGAAGGTGACCGCTTACAGCTAAGCCCCGGTCATCGCGAATAAACTTAA